TTGACTTTGGCCTTTTTGTCTAGGAGGCTAATCAAGTGGAAGATGATTTCGTCCTCCAAGACGGCCTAGAGGTCGCGCGCACAGGCACGAGGCAACAAGGGGATCAGAGGCCCTGAAAACAGTTTACGGTACGAGATAATGTTTTCGGTATCGAGGAAATATTTCGGTGTCGAAAATAAATGCTGTCGCCGAAAAGAAAATCGGTGGACCTTGGAAATAGAAAGGAATTGCCATGACCGCGAGAATGCTTTCATACCACCTGTTTAAATGGGCCTGCATATTAGCCCTGCTGTATTTCCTCATCGCCTAGGAGCTTTCTCTCCTCAGGGGACATTCTCTCCCCAGGGGGCAAAAGCTCTACCTGGTAGCCATTAACACTAACGATTAGCTAACACCATTCTACCTGGGGCTCCCTGGTAGCCGTTAGCACTAACGATTAGTCATATGTGTCCCCCAGGGACCATTCTCCCCCCAGGGGACAAAAGCTCCCCTCAGGGAACAATGTTGGCTGACAATCGTTAGTCTTTCGTGACATGTTGGCTGTTATGGATAAACGACTTAAACAGGCGCGCAAGGACAAATACGTCGAGGCTCTGACAAAGGTAGGCATAATTGGCCCTGCCTCCGAAGCCGCAGGCGTACACAGGCGAACTATACTGGATTGGCAGAAGGCTGACCCTGAATTCGCCAAGGCCTGCGACGATGCCTTCGAAACGGCGATCGACGCGGCTGAGGTAATGGTCAGAGAGCGCGGAGTGGAAGGATGGGAGAAGCCCGTGATCTACAAAGGCGAGCCTATGTTCAGGCGAGACCCTGTCTCAGGTGAGATCCTCTTAGATGATAACTTCGAGCCCATCCCCTTAACCGAGTCCATCCGCAACGACGACCTCCTCAAGTTTTATATGGAGGCCAACAGGCAGAAGTATAATCGCAAGACCAAGCTGGAGCACTCAGGCCCCAATGGCGGAGACATTCCTACAGGGCTCAAGATAAGGTTTGTAAGTAGCGATGGAGAAGGCGGGATCGATCTCCTAGATGATTAGAGATGACGAACCAGAGATCCTAGTCCCGGTCACCTTTGCAGAACTGTGGAAGCCTCACAGGCATAAAGCAGTGCACGGTGGTCGGGGCGGGGCTAAGTCGCATACCTTCGCAGGTGCCCTTATTGATATGGGTGTTGAGCGTCCCCTCCGCGTAGGATGTTACCGTGAAATCCAAAAATCCATTAAGACCTCGGTCAAGCAGCTCCTTGATGATAAGATCAGAGCGCACGGGCTGAGCAATGCCTATGACAGCACCGAATACAGCATCAAGGGGCCGAATGGGACGGAGTTCATGTTTGCAGGCCTGCGCACAAATCCAGAAAGCGTAAAATCCACCGAAGGATTAGATATAGCCTGGATCGAGGAGGCAAACACCGTATCACAGAACAGCCTAGGCCTGTTGACCCCTACGGTGCGTAAGGATACAAGCGAGATCTGGTACAGCTGGAACAGACGGTACGCTGATGATCCAGTAGACAACATGTTCCTCGGAGGCCCTCCTCCCCCTCGCTCCTGGGTGCAGCAGGCGAACTGGAGAGACAACCCTTGGTTTCCATCGGTCCTCAAAGAGGAGATGCTCTGGGACAAACAACGTGACATGGACAAATACCTGCACGTGTGGGAGGGCGAACTGCTTAAACGGTCAGAGGCCCGCGTGTTCAGCAATTGGCGCGTCGAGGATATCGATAACCTCGTACCGAGTGATTGCCCTCCACGCCTAGGCGCTGATTGGGGCTTCGCTATCGATCCGACCGTACTCATTGAGTGCTACGTCTTGGAGGATAAGCGTATCCTCTACTTCCGGCGTGAGGCATATAAGGTTAAATGTGAGATCGATGAAACGCCCGCCCTGTTCGCAGGCACAGACACTAGAGATCCTAAGGATGCACGGTGGACAAACCGATACGGACACAAAGGCTTCCAGTCTATTAGAGACGGCGCCCGTATAGTCGCGGACAGCGCAAGACCTGAGACCATATCGTATATGAAGAAGAGAGGCTTCAATATCATACGGGCTATCAAGGGACCTAACTCCGTTGAGGAGGGTGTTGAATTCCTGAAGACCTATGATATTGTAATCCATCCCGACTGTGTGCACGTCGAGGATGAATTCACTCATTACAGTTACAAGATCGATAAACTCACCGAGGCCGTACTCCCGGAGTTAGCGGATCGGGACAACCACGTGATCGATGCAGCCCGTTATGCTTTAGAGGATATTAGGCGCGGAGGTAAGCGTGGCAAGATAGCCATGGTACCGCCGGAGATCATACACTCAACCTTATAAGAATGACGGTCGACATAATAACGGTTTGCATCGTAAAGTCGTGTCCTTGACATAGGAGCAGAATTACATGGCTGGAATATTAGATAATCTATTAGCCAGAATGCGTGGTCGTAAGGTAAGCCCAACAGAAACGGTAGGAGCACCTGGAACTGCAGTTCTAGGAGGCTTCATTCAATCGAACGAGAAGAATGCCAAGCTATCAGGCGAGAAGCGTTATCAGACCTTCTCCAATATATTGGCAAATGTTTCGATTGTCGCTGCAGGCACGAGGTACTTCCTCAACCTAACTGCCAAAGCAGGCTGGACGTTGGAGCCTACTGACCACCCTGAGAGTGATCGCCTCACTGACTTGGTGTCGACTATGCTATTCGATGATCCTGCTACACCTTGGCACCGTATAGTGCGAAGGGCCGCGATGTATCGGTTCTACGGGTTCAGCATTCAGGAATGGACAGCACGTCGCCGAGAAGACGGCCTCCTCACCTTTGCAGACATAGCGCCGAGAGCACAGTTCACGATCGAGCGTTGGGACCTTAACGAAGACGGCTCTGTTGAGGGCATGATACAGAGATCCCCCCAGACCCAGAGGGAAATCTTCCTTCCGAGGCAAAAGACTTTATATATCGTTGACGACACATTGTCCGATAGTCCAGAAGGCCTAGGGTTGTTCAGACACTTAGTCGAACCATCAGACAGGCTCAATGAATATCTGCGCCTGGAGGGAATTGGCCTGGAGACAGATCTTCGCGGCGTCCCGATTGGTCGAGGGCCATTCCAGAAGCTTTCCGAGATGGAGCAATCAGGTGAGATCAACCGCACACAGCGTATAGCCCTCGAGCAGCCTCTCAGGGATTTCGTTACCAATCATGTAAAGACGGCCAAGACAGGTATGCTGCTGGACAGTATGACCTATGAAGCCAAGGACGAGGCAGGACGCGCCTCTAATCAACCTCAGTGGAATGTAGACCTTCTGCAAGGCTCCAGCACGTCCCTACCTGATATCGCAAATGCTATTAGCAGGCTAAACCACGACATGGCGAGAGTGCTCGGCGTTGAGTTCCTGCTTCTCGGTGGCGATAGTGCAGGCAGCTTCGCTTTGTCACGAGATAAGACAAATCAGTTTAGCCTCCTCATCGATAGCACGCTCAAGGAGTTGGCCGAGAGTATACAAGACGATTTAATCAAGACATTATGGCAACTCAACGGATGGCCTATCGAAGCCATGCCTAAAGCCAAGACCGAAGAGGTCAAGTTCCGCGATGTCGAACAGATCGCTGAGGCCTTACGAGCTATGGCTGCTTCAGGAGCAATGTTGGCACCTGACGATCCAGTAATAAACGATGTTCGTGCCCTTCTCGGCGTGAGCCCACAACCTGAACCCAACGAATTGGACTTGGCTCTGACAGGAGACAGGGAAATAGAAGGCAGTCCAGACAATCCTGATGATGACCTGCCTGAAGACGAAACTGACAACGAGGAATAAACCATGTTAAACAAAATGACCCCAGGGTCACAAATCGAGACCGTTGTAAACGATGCTACGGCTGATGATAGTGATAAGAGCTTCACTCCTACGAGCAGATGGCGTATTCAGTCCATCTTCGTAACGTTGGTAACAACTGTTGAAGTAGGCGACAGGCAATTAGTCGTTCGTATCAAGGAAGGCTCTGATATCATCTACCAGAGTGTAGCAGGGGCTGTTCAAGCGGCGAGTGCTACAGTGAACTATAACTTCGCACCAAATAATACACGCGAAGGTACAGCCGTGGCTAATGCTTTGGATGTACCCTTACCTGCAGACCTTCATTTAAGTCCAGGTCAAACAATCCAGGTATTGGATGCTACGGCCGTCGATGCTGCTGCTGATGACATGACCGTTCGTATTCTCGCCGAGGTCTTTTAAGGTACAGAGCTATGGTACATAAGGTTCAGATAAATGGGCGGATAGTAGATGGCAATGCCGAGACAGGTG